GTTTCCGCTCGTTCGATTGGCAGCGTCTCGCCAGTGACGACAGCGGAGTCAGGAAGCAACTCCGCGATCTGCTCCGCATGATGGACACCAGACGCAAACACCAGAATGCTGTGCCTGCCCTGTGTCTTCTCGATGATCTCCGCACAGGCGGCCTGAACTTTTTCGTCGACATCAAAAGCTGCCTGCATTTCTGATTCAACAAACTCGCCACCGCGAAGTCCGACCTTGTCAGTGTCGATCTTCAGGTCCGATGGCTTGTTTGTGATCGGACAAAGAAAACCTTCAGCAATTAGCTGAGCGGTCTTTGCCTCAAAAACGATCCGCTGAAACTGTCGATCAGGTCCACAGATTGGACCGGCCCCGGTTCTGAATGGCGTCGCGGTCAGGCCCACAATGCGGAGTCCTTCGTTAGCTTTCATCGCTGCCAGAAACTGACCGTACATCGATTCTTCGAGATCGCTAATGAGGTGAGCTTCATCAACAATCACAAGGTGCCGCCTGCCAAGATCTTCAGCCTTGCGGAACACGGACTGGATGCCAGCGACAACCACAGCGTTATGGATCTCTTTTGACTTCAGGCCCGCTGAATAGATCCCGACATCAACGCCCGGAATCAATCCCCTGATCTCGTCAGCGTTCTGCTGAAGCAGTTCCTTGCGGTGAGCCAACACAACCACGCGGCCACCGAATTCAAGAGCCTGCTGAATCAGCAGTGCAATCAGGAGGCTCTTTCCGGCTCCGGTGGGAAGCACAGCGACACAGTTGCCGGACTTCTCATTGAGATACTTCCAGACGGCTTCGTTGGCTTGTGACTGATACCATCGAGGGGACAGCATTCAAAACTCCTTATGCGAATCCCACTCTGTTATCGAATCGCCGCCGTCGCTGACAACTGGCGTCAGTTCCTTCGGAACCACAACCGTTACGCCAGCCTCAACCAGCATCACGGCCTTGCAGATCTTTTTGAGCGGTAGTCGCAGAATCTCCGCTGGCATCGGCTCGCCGGTCTTCTTCAGCCATCTGGCTTTTAGTTCGCTGAACACGTTCAATTGCCTCCTGTAAGATTTGAAGAGACTGACGCAGCCAATTGCCGTCGCCAGTCTGTTTGTCGTAAGCGTCGATCATCGACATTGCACCAATGAGATGATGGTTGCACCGCAGTTGCGGATAGCGTGCATCGCATCACTCCCCCACTCAGGATTCCCTAGGCGAACCAGAGAATCTTGAGCGTCCGTGATCATGCACTCGGCGAAGCCTTCAGCCTTCTCAATCTCTGGCTTCAGGGCTTCAATCCTTGCGAGCTTAGCGGCTGCAATGGCAGCCTGTTCCTCATTCCATCTCCGCAGATTCTCGGCCTCTTCTTCGTCCTGAATTCGCTTGCGGCGGATGGACTCAAGTCGTGTAGCTTCCGCCTGCTGTTTGCGGAGTTCTTCGCGTTCTGCTTCCATCGCCTTGCGTTGTTCCGCCAAGGCGGCTTCGTCAGCCAATCTCTGCTTCTCCATTTCTCCGGCGCGGATGCGGAGTTCTTCGGCCTGTCGCTTCGCCTCTTCGGCCAGCTTTGCAGCGAGTTCTTCGCGTTCCTTGCGTTGCTTCGCTTCAAATTCTTCAGCGATGCGTTTCTCTTCAGCAATGATCGCGGCCTGCTCCGCAGCGGCTTTCTTTGCCTTAGAAAACCACCACATCCATTCTTCATCGGGCAACTCTACAGCGACCCAATCCAGAGGAATTCTTTCAGCCACCATGTCGTTAATGCGGCTTTGCTTCTTCGCGACTTTCTCAGCTTCCTTTGCAGCCTTCTCAGCTTTCTCAACAGCGTCGAATGCGTCGCGTTCGGCCTTCAATTTTGCTTCGACTCCGTCAACTTTTTCAGTCAACTGTTTCGCGATGCTGTCGACCGTCCGCCCGTATTCCAAGGCGTCGGCCTTGAGTTCTTTTCGCTTCTTCTCAATGTTCGCGTTCAGCTTCTTGACGAACTTGTGAGCCTCTTCAACCTGTCCGATTCCAGCCTCTGCCACGGTCAGAAGACCATAGGGCAAAACCTGTTCAATCATCGCATTAAATGTCGACAGCTCCTGAACGGCCCTGTCTGTCATCGTGAGTTCAGTTGTCTGCACTTGTTTCTCCTGCTCGTAAATTCCGCTGTGGTCAATCGTTGTGCTGCCCATCTGCATTCCCTCCGTCGACGAAAAAGGCGCGGAGGTTGCCCCGCGCCTATGTTGTTGAGACTACCAGCCAGCAGGCTTGCCAGCCGTTGCTGTCTTTTCCGCAGAAGCAGAAGACGACTGAGGCAAACAGGCTTTGTAGCCCTTCACCTCATTCTGGTTGTTGCCGTTGTATTCCTTCACGGCCAGCTTGATCATCAGCGGTTTCATGTGCAGGGCTGAAGAGTCCGGAGGCTTCGGAATGTTCAGTGCCTCGCAAACCTTCTTAAACTGCTGCTGAGCAATCGTCGTTGCCTCTGGATTCTTGTTCCAAAGGTTGAAGCGATCGATCACGGTTCGATTCTTAAACGGCCCGTCCACGATCTGCAGTTTGACCTGCAACAACTCGCTCGCTCCGTCCTTCGTTTTCTTGCGTTCGCTCTCGGTCATGACAGCGCGATACTCGCCCGCAGGCAAAGCCTCAAACTCGCTGTCCTTCACTTGCGATGCGTCATATCCACCTAAATCAGCCATCTCAATTACCTTTCAAAACTTCACTCGGGACAAAAAACTCTGCATACTTCTCGAACGAAAACTCAACCATTTCTTCCGGCATGTTCAAACGGTTCTTGGCACGGACTCCCGCCGTTGGCTGCGTCCTGACAAAACGCTCGCTGCCACCCGCCGCGATGTTTCGAGTGCGATTAAATCCGGTGTCTTCTTTGACTGCGTAAGTTCGGAACGATCCGAAGAAAACTTCCTGACACCAATCGCAAAGGAGATCACGAGCGAACTCACAGACGGACGGCTCCCACCGCTCATAGGACGGTGCATCTGGCGGAGTGATCTTCACGGCTTCACTGTGTGCCAGCAGAATGATCCCCATCCCGCGTTCAGTGTGCAGCCAATCCAGTTGGAACTTGATCTTGTCCCACATCGCCTCAATGAACTTGTTGCCCTTGCCATAGCTGAATTTGTCGTCTGCCATCGATTCAACGTTCTTTTCTTTGCAGATCTGCTTTTCAATGATCCGCTGCAAAGCGTCAATCGTATCAATGGCAATCCAGCGATACGGGAATTCGCCTTTTGCCGCCGTCGTGTCGCAATGCAACCAAAACTCCTGCCACTCATCCCACGTTCGAATCGGGGGCGTCTTATCCATGTCAACGTCTCGATCGTCTTCCAGATTCGCCAACAACGCCCCGCCGAACGCCTGCGAGGCAAACGTTGTCTTTCCGATAAAGTTCGTCCCATGAAACAGAACGCGACGTGGCCCGCCCTGTTTGCCTTTCAAGATCTTCATTGCTCTTTTCTCCGCTCTAAATGACACTCAGAACACAACACTCTCAAACCATCCGATTCGCAAAACAGCCGATCGGCGAACACGCTCAGATCGGCAAATGATTTCAGTGAGCCACATGGCTGAACGTGATCAACTTCGACCTCTTTGCGTGCAAACCATGCTTCGCATCGCTGGCATTGGAATTCCCATTTCAGCCGCTTGTTGTCACTTTGGCTTTTCCGTCTCGCTTCGTTCAGTGCATGGCGAACCAACGGAGGCCATCGACGTGACAGCTGGCGAAGACCGGAACGAATGAACCCCCAGAATGCCGCTTCAGTCCATTCACCACCGGCGCGAGTTCGGGGGACTCTGTCAGTCTTCGCTTTGCGGCTCATCCCTGTCCCCTCAATACGCCGCGACCACCCGGCAGCATCCGCGTCGAACACTGCCGAATCTGTGAAGGCCGATGCAGCCCTTTGTTCTGCGGCAAGTCAGGCCGTTCCATCCGTATCATTTCCGCCAGCCCGATCGTTGTTTCAGTGCCCCAGATCTCTTCCAAGGATGGATCTCGCGTCATTGGCTTGTGGCCTGTTGGAGCGTGTAGCCTGTTGGATTTCTTTCCGGCTTTCTTGCGTCGTGTCATTGCGGTTTTCTCCGCATTAGTTCGCCGGGAAGTCGTTCACCGATTCGTACGACGGATGAAATCTCCGGACGCTCTGGCTTCTTCCAGACTCCGTGAACTGCTTTCGAATCCGCAATCTCTTTGCGGTCAATCGTGATTGATCTGTCAGCGATGATTCCGAGCCTTACTTTGTCAGCTCGAATCTCATTCACGTTCAGAGTGATTTGCTGAGGCACTGACGATGCTGGAATGTCGAAGATGATTTTTTCGTCAAGCTTCCGAGTTAAAACTAAGATGGCACACCTCCGTAGAGAAAGAAAAACACGAGAGAAAAACCTGCGAACAGTCTCGGCGTGACTGCTGGAAACGCCGAACCCTTGGTGACTGTTCGCAGGAGTGACAAATCAGAGCCTGCCGCGCCTTCATTGGCTTGCGGGGGCCAGCCGTTGAAAATCATTTTCCAATGCAGCAGGCTCTGAGGGAGATTCGCCCGCCGCCGTTGACAGCGGGCCGGACAGAAACGATCTGCCCGTTCCGATTCAGCAAAACGCTTGCATCTCTGTTATCAGTGCGTTTTCATCTAGTATTCTGATTAACTTCAACTGCCTATTTTCAGGTTGAAACGCATACCACACTCTCGACGCTACCATTTTCTGCATCGTCGATCCGCCAGATGCCCTAATGTTTTCCAATGCGCGAACACACGCCGCCACGCTCGGCCACATACCATCTAAATCAAAGTTTAGAAACTTCACATACTGCTGGATGATTTCATCCGCAGCGTGTGGGTTCTTTTTTATCAGTAACGCAATAGCAGCCTTCGCGCCAGCAGACGACCTGTGCTTAGCCGTGTTCGATGAGCATTCCAAAACCGTCTTAAACTGCGACTCGTGATGATCAACGCACGCCTGTATATCCGCAGATGTAAAAGTGCTTGCTCGGCCTTTGATTCTCAGCACCGCAGACGCGAGTTCAGTCTGCTTCCGAGTAATGTCAAGAATGTCATAATGCTTGCGGGTCAATCCATTATCAAAAGGCAACGCCATCGCCGTCTCTGTTCGCTCATATCTCGCCACATACATCTGCACCGCTTTTCCTGTCGCTACAACGGCCGACAGTCTATGCTGTCCGTCGATTAAATCGCCGTTAGCATTAAACGCGATGCACTGATGCGTGACCATAAAGGCGTCTGACTGAATGTCTCTCGATAATGCGTTCACGCGTTCCTTGGTGAGCGATCTGTTTTTATGGTTTCGTTCTAAATACTGCTTAGCCACATGCGGACTAATAGTTTCAAGCGTAAATGTAATCATTGTCTGTTTTCCTAAATTGGCGTTTGGGACAGCGACACGTTGCCGCTGAATGACTGTGTTGGATTTGAACCAAGGCCAAAGAATGCCGTTCCGCAACATCCCCGCGTGTCCCACCACGCCGCACAGTCAGATAAATCCGGTGAACCCTTGCTCTCGCCGGTTAGTATGTTGGCGGGTAGTTGTCCCGCACCCACTTGTTCCCACGCTTGATCTGGCTTCGCTCGTCAGCGAGTTGCGATGATCCAGCCGCAAACCACGCCAAAACGATAAGTAACACTGTTGCGATGATTTCATTTAATAGCGGCATACTTGTCTCTCCTAACTTGTTGAGCGTGCTTGATCGCGTCGCGTGACATTTCTTTTCGCAGGCATCCACATGACTTGGTTTCACCGTTTTGGATTCGGTGGCGTGCTGTCAGGATGACGTTTCCGCATTCACACCGGCACTTCCAAATCGGTCGCCCTCCGCCTCCTGACCGTCGAATCTTGATAACTCCCAAGCAAACAATCGGCGTCAATCGCGAATCCTTATGTGGGACTGGTGGCTTCGACTTGCTTTGCGGAATGATCATTTCCCGTCCTTTGCTTCAAACAACTGCCCGCCATCTCGCTCCGCATCCAGCCGAATGCACAGGTCTTCGTTTCGCTTGATCTCGTCAGCCCGCTTCCGGAAGTTGTCAAGCTTCTTTGCGTACTGCACAGGATCAACTTTGAGATCTGAGCAGAACCGATCACAGCACGCTTCAGCCAGTTCGTTTGATGTCATTGGCTGACCGTGTTGGCGGAGAACTTCCAAGCATTGCAGTTGACGGGCGGTGACTGTTGGCTGGATTCGTTCGGCGGCTTTCTGGCTTGTGATTGGATCGCTGTGGCGAGCGATTGGGGCCGTTGTTTCGGGGATGTCGAAGAGAGTGCGGTAGTTCACGCTTTCCGCCCCTTAAAGTACTTTGCCGCGATCCGCCACAACACGCCCTGCCGACTTTCGCCGGTCTTTGCTGATTCATCCGCCAACGGCTTTTGCAGTTCCGGAGGAACACGCAGCAGCAGTTGAGGATTGCCTTTTATCTTTTTTTTCACTTCACGTTCTCCAGTTCCTTTTTTAGCCGCAAGACTTCGGCGTGGTTGCCGTCGTGTTGGGCGTAAATGATGCGGGCTTGCAGGTTGCGAATTGTTGCGAGTGTTGGCATTTGCGGTGAGCCTTAAAAAGTCGCCAGTCCGGATTGAACCAGCCAAGGCCGGTGCAGCTTGCTTATGGCTGCACCGGACTGGCGAGGGAATCAGCACGCTACTGGAGCCGTGCAGATGTAAGGCTTATTCCATTTGCCAACATTGACCGAAAGATAATATGAGCAGTGAAAGTAATCGGTTTGCGAATCACTGCGGTCAAACCAGTCTTCGCTGTACATCGCTGCCACAAGTTCCGTCAAGAATGCTTTCGCTTCTGGACTGTAGCGTTCGCTTGTCTCGATGTGGTAGTGATTAACCTGAATGTAATCACTTCCGAAATCGATTGAACCTGACTGAAGCGTGACAACCAGCGTTGAGTGATGACGAACGCCAATTGAACCCTTAACTCCATGCTTCTTCAAAACTGCCTTGATCGCTGGAGCCAACTTTGCTTTATCGTCTTGTGATACAAAAGCCATCTCAATTTCTCCCCGAGGCTTGCGGCCTCACTTTGGTTTGCGTCCGAGTCACACACTGCGTCTCGATGCGGGCATGATATCACTATCGGAATTGGCGTCAATGGTTGGTGATATCATTTTGCAGGATTGTGGCAAAGATTTTGTTTTGCCCGTGTTTTTGCGTGTATCCGGAAACGCAGCGAGCCGCACCCGATCGGATGCGGCCCTTCCCAGACTGCGTTTGTGCGGGTCATGACGCCGCTGCCGTAACTATGCGCCACTGAAATTTGCTGATGTCCTGCCGTCGCAATCGTGGTCGATCTGCCACGCAAACAGTGCCAGCGTTTTGCGCCATTGCGGGGCGTGCATTCGAACTGGCAACACTTCGTGCAATGCCCCCTGCGTCTCAAACACAACTGCAGTCCCGGTCGATGGCGTGATCGTTAATTTGCCGTCGATCCACAATTGTCCGCCAAAGTCGTCTTGCCATTTGCTGTTTACGCTCATGACGATTGAATGAGTTCGTTTCCACGGCCGAAGCGGGTGACATTCCGCGTCCAAATGCTTCGCAAGAAATCCACCATGCGGCATCATATGAATACCTGCCGCGTGCAAATCGTAATCGACGAACGAATCGCCAATGTGCGGAATAACTGCCAGTGCCAACGCATCGAGTGCAGCAAGACACGCTGCCGGAATTCTTGCCCGATCCATGCTGCCGTACTTGTTTGCCGTCGCACCGTTGTATCGATGCCAGAACGGCCACGACGAATCTGGCCATGCCGCTTCAGCCGCTAGGCAAAGCGACCTCGGTATAATGTCGCGAATGATTTCAACCGACATATTCGTTTGCCTGAATGACGTACTGGAAAACCGTTTCGTGAGCACACCCAGGAATGTATTTCATGATCAGGTGATCGGACAGACCTTTGAGAAATGGCAGTTCCTGCTTTGCCTCATGCAGTCTCTCATTGGCTCCAAAATGCCACGACACAAGCCGAGGGCGTTTCTTGTCCTTCCAGAACAATCGAGGGAAATGCACGTCCATGTTCCGTGCGGCCTGCGGAGAAAACACCGACACATGACCTGCAACCATTGCAAGATCCGAGTAAGGGCTCGGACAGCGAATCTCGACAGTGCATCCGACCTTTCCTATTCTCGCACACTCATGGAGAAAGCTGATCGGGCATTGAACGTGTTCGATGCAATGCGATGTATAGATTTCGTCGACGCTGTCATCTGCCACAGGCCACGGTTTGACGTTCAAATCATGCTGGATGTCAGCCCCCGGCAGTTGGTCCATGTTGGTCCATCCGTTGCCTCGTGCAAAATCATTTCCGCCACCGATTTCAAGTTTCATTCCTTGCACCCTCCCACACTTCTATTTCTCGCTGAATGCTTGCCCAATATGCTTCTTTGTAAACGTCGCCCGCGTCATCAGCGAACAGACAGGCACATTCCTCTGGCTTAAACAATCGCCCCGGCCAGCTCTCTGTGCCGAAAAACTTCTGGTCAAGCGTCCGCCAGTCGCGACTGAACACGTCATCATGTCGAAACCAGTAGTTCGTTCCGCTGTAGTGCCATCGGTTATTTTTCGGGGTTCCAAACTGGCCGAACTTGCGGAACGATCCGGCCATTGAATACCGTTCCAACGTTCGCCACACCGTTTGCCAATCATCGAGACAGGCCCGGTATTGTCGCTCTGCCCATCGCACGGTTATCGAGTCCTGCGAATGGGTGACGCCTTTTGCATGGCAGGAAAACGTCAGTTCATCTGGATTACCAGAGCACACTGTTTCGAGCAGCCACGGGAACGTGACGACCTCTCGCAGAGTGTGATTGTTTATAAATTCCTTTGTGTGCGTCCACGTCAGCCCGATTGATTCGCTGAACTTCAGCACCTCATCGGCCGTTACCGTCCTGACGTCTTTCTTTCCTGATTTCACCCTGTCGTCCGTCGCGATTGCCAGCACTCGCTTGCCGTTGAATAGATGTTGACGCTGTGCGATCTGTTGCAGGTTCCATCTCCACACGTCATTGGATGCCACCGGCAGAATGTGCATAATCAGATTGCAAATCGGGTCGACAATCGGCCGCACTGGATGAAGTTCGGCGTGCCATTTCTTTGCGGGGCAGTCTTGTAACCGCATCGGAATTTTCAGATCGACAAAGCACCCGCACCCGTCGCATCGTCCATTGTTGTTTAGTGGGCACTCGGAGCAGATCATTTTGCGGTCTGATTGTTCTTCTGGCGTCGTGGTTTTCATTCCGTCGCCAACGAACTGAGCGATTGCCGCCGCTGCCGTCATTGCCTGACGCATTCGTGACGGTCTGCCGACCTTTGGTTTTTTGCATCCCGTGCAAGGTTTGCGTGTGGTCGATACGGCGCGACGGACGACTGCATTCCGTTGTGGTTTTGGCTGTGCCGCCTTTGCAGCTTTTTTGCGTGCGATTTCCTCTAAGAGCGAATCGACAAGATGACCGTTACCAACGCGGCACTGAGCACGCATGGCCTTTGATAAAGGCACGTTTCGTGCGACGCAGACTCCGTCAGTGCAACCATCACACGTCATTGGTTTTCCCACATGTTTTCAACGTATTGATTCGATTCCGCGTCCATTGCATGACGCCGAATCCTTTCCAGATGTGTCGTTATCGCAGGGGATAAATGCGAAAACAAAATCGCAAACCATCCAACTAAAATGATATGTCTCATGGGCATCCAATCGTAACATCGCCGTGAACTACCACGTCATATTCTACGACCCCGCCCGATGTTTCACACGCCATTTTTGCCGTGAAATCAATTGTGCCCGTCGCTTGCCCGTCGACTGCGTCTGCACAGTCAGGGCAGACGAATTCAAAATCAGTAGCGTCCGCCCATGTCAAAGAAACTGGAGGTTCGAAGATTCCGCCAGAGATCGCTGAGCGATACTGAGCCCGCCAAGTGCCAGTGTCGGCATCGCAGAAAACACGCACATATAGAAACGTCGCGTCCGATCGAATCAGCACGCCAGTTTCGTCGCCAGTTTCAGGGCAACTAAAATCACCCGTTGGATTTTCTCCCGGTCCTGAAGCTCCGCAATCACTCGGCGCGGCGATTGATGTCCAGTCGACGCTCCCCGATGCTGTCTCAGGCCAACCGGGACAGCAAGGGCAGGACGGGGCCTGCTCATCGCACGCACATTCCTTGCACCGAACCTCAATCAAATCGCCATTCGGCAGAGTCACGGACGCTGTCATCGACCCGCAGCCCGGAGCGGCAACTGGTTCCTGTTCATCCCCGTCAGCCGTCAGCGTAATAATGCACGACCCGTACTGATCTCGACCGAGTGCGATTTGCAGCGAGTAGTAGCCGACATTGCCGACCCACAATGGCGGATCGCAGTCATAGGCCACGTCGCACGCCTCGCCGATCAGCACATCACCAGTACCGTACTCTGTGAGCGTCACACAAAGGCATTCACAAGTGCATCGACACGTTCCGCAAAAGAAGTCTCGACAGCCCGTGTCAGGATCGACGATGAGTGCCAGTTCTCGTGGGTCAAATTTGGACCAGCGTAACGTGCCCTGCAGGTAGGCCGTTGCCACGTCAACGTCGCCGGATGGATTGCGACAAGATGCCCCTTCGTAACAGGTCGCACGGTACACTTCCTCGTCGTCAAGCGTAACGACATATTCGCATTCGCCAAACTGAGGTATTGGGGACCGAACCATCACAACCCGAAAGCCGATGTCGTTTCGTTTCGTTGTTTCGGCAATCAGTGTGCGGTTTGCTGATCTGCATTCCGCAGCAGTGGAATTCCAGCCGCCACCGCGAATGACCTGATCACCGGCAGAACCGTCTGCTCTTGAGTTTTGTGCCCACTCCCAGACGTTGCCGTGAGCGTCGACAAGGCCCTGAGCATTAGCCGGCTTGCCGCCCACATCGTGAGTTTCTGCCGCGCTGTTTGTGACAAACCAACCATTGTCTGGAAGGTCCGCAGAATTTGCCCCGAAATTGTAGGCTGTCGTTGTCCCAGCTCGGCAAGCAAACTCCCATTCCGCTTCCGTCGGCAGCCGGTAGGATCTGCCCATTGCAATTTCGGCCGGCAGTGCGGACAACGCCGCGCAAAATGCCAGAGCGTCGGAATAGGAAACCTTTTCGACGGGTCGACTTCCGCCACTGAAATGACTCGGACTCAATCCCCGAACAGTCAGGTAATCAGACTGCCTGACTTCAGTCGTGCCGATTGCAAATTCGTCGACTGCGGTTGATACTTCTGTTTCGTCGGCATCTCGCCCGGTTTCCGATCCGGGGCTGCCCATCGTGTATGTGCCCGCTTCGATCAGGGCAAACGGCATTCCGATTGAATTGCTACTGACTGGCGGGATAATGTCTGGCAGGATTTCACGTTCCCAATACGACACGAACGAATGACCGCCAACTGTTCCTGTCCATGAAGATCCAGCGAATTCTGCTGAACCGTAAGCAATGCCGTCATCGTAGGTTTCCCACTCAAGGCATAGTTTGCAGGGCAACGCCCCGCAGCATTGATCAGCCGGAGCCGTGTCGCAAGTTTCAACCGTGAATTCTGCACATGGCTTCAGTGGCGTTGGCGATGCTTTGCGGAGGTATCGTGGGGGCATTGTTTATCCACAGACCGGAGAGGCACATAAATCGTCAATCACCCACTTCGGCGTGCATGTGCCTGTCAGTGGGTACATGTACGTGGCTCGCCCTGTCGTTCCGGCCAGATCCGCTGGAGTCAACCCGTAAAGGTAATTACAGATGTCGTACACATGATACTCTCCACCGTATTCTGCCCCCGGTGGTGTTCCTGTGCAGCTTTGGTTGTAATAGGTGGCAGTGGCTACGAGCGTTGTCTCCGAAACGTAGTCAGTATCGGGGCATAGAACATCTGTGATTGTGAACCAGATTGTATGGCCGCCGCCTGAACCGCCACCAGCAAATGCCCCGATAATCGCGGCAGTGGTTGACTCTGGCGTGATTGCATAATCACCATAAACAACAAACGGCCCTGCCCCCTCTTCGACTTCCCACGAGGATACAATCGGCAAATACTGCGCCCCAGCTTCACTCGGTGGACTTCCAAGCATCACGACAACGCCGAAGCGATACGCCCATCCAGCCGCATCAACTGCGATCTCATAGGGAGAATTGAATAAATAAACACCATCGGTTGTCGTTGGCTTCGTGACATTAACAACAGTTCGTTCGCCGTAGACTGCAGTCCCCGTGATCTGCATACAAGCAAAGGCAGGGATAGCTTCTGCAGTGGTATTCTTTACAAAAACGCGATGCGGTGACGGCTCGTCAAGCGGTCTGCGCTGCGGGTAGTTCTTCGTCAATTGCGATTGCAATTGCTGGCGGGAAAGATAATCCTGCCAAACCAGTCGCATTTGCTCCGGAGATAAAACGCCGATCGCGTCCATGACTAACCTTTGATGTCACAGAGTAAGTCGATCCCCGCGATCGTTGGCTTGACCACTGTTCCGGTCGCGGCGTCGTTACACGCAATTGTCAGACGTACGTCTAGGACATCACCAGCGGTCAGGCCGGAAGGCGTAATCGTGAAAGACTTGGCAGCAAACACGAGCGAGTTGATAGTCGTGGCAGACGTTGTACAGAGGTCCGAGCCGATGCCAGTAATCTTGTCAATCTTGTAG